TGGCATTGAGTTTGTCGAAGAATGGTATTCCATATTTCTTGACCGCCGCCGCATTTACTACATATTCTCCGTTTGAGATATATGCTGGAATTCTATCCTTGCCACTGAAATACTTTCCATCTGCTGCTAGGCTAAAGTCATCGGGAAGACCTGAGAAGTCTGTACTTCTATTGGCTCTTTCACTTTTCATCTTGTCTCTTATTTGTATGTCTCTTACAACATTGTTTCTCATTCTCATGAACTGATCTTCTGTCAACTTCTCTCGTATTGGTGTTCCATATTCCGTCAGTCCATAGGGGTTGGTGCGAGCGTATTTGACTCTTATGCCCTTTTCTTTTGCAAGTTCGGCAAGTCTTATTAGTCTGTCATACTCAGCCAGCCTTTGCTCATGCGAAGCGTTCACCGAAGAGAGAGGAGTGGTGTCTATTGTTATGCTCTTTATGGCACTTATTGGGATTCTTCCCTCATTGTGCAACTGAAGTTCTCTATAGACTGGACTATTGTGCTCGACCGTCTCTCCAAGTTTTGGAGCAGTGTCACGATGTGATGGATTAAGGGTCTCTGGTTTGGCATTTCCAACCCTGAAGGAGTCATCACGAAGTGTGGTGACGCCACGAATCTTTGAATAGTCGATGTCCATTATCACTGAATGGTCACCCTGACCAAAACCACCAAGTGTGGAAAGATCTCCTCGTTTTCTGAGATATCCATATAGTGGCCTGCTTGTCCATGGAGCGTCTGGGTCTATTCCAAATAGTCTTCGCTCTGTCTCCAAGCGCTTTGAAAGCGTGTCACTATGTGCCCTTATATTGGCCTGACCAGCCATTCGCACAGATGGGTCAAACATGTTGCTGTAATACCCAGACATCAATATCTCTTCCAGCGAGCCTGCCTGTGTTCCTATTGATACCTTGTGATCCTTTGGAACAGCAAATCCAACTCCTGCGCGCGCTGTCTGTCTTCTGAGCATAGCAGCAACGAGTCCACCAAGTGGGAACTTTGCTATTCCGCCATCGGCAAACTTTCTTGCGTTGAGTTGATCAAGGAAGCCCTGACCATATTTGTCAACTGCCGATGCCTGTATTACATACTCACCATTGGAGAGAAGGGCGGCAATCTTGTCATCCTTGGGTCCACCGGGACCACGAACTTTTCCGCCGCCGCCATCGCTGTAATATATTGGGCCTCCGTCTGCTCTTCTTACTGGGGGCCGTGGCCCAACTGGTGGGCCAAACATTGCTGGATTAACTGCGGCAGCATTCCTTAGAGCACCAAGATATAAAGCCATCTCCCTGTTGAGATTGCTGAGGGCAACTTCTTGTGATACGAATGACTTGGTTAGATTTGATATCTGTGTATTGGCAGCCATGGCGTGCTCGTCAAGGTGCTCCAATGGGCCAACCTTTATGCCAGCAAGCCTTGCGCCAAGGGTTACTATACCCATTGATGCCTTCAGTCCATTTCCTATCAACTGCTTGAACAGACCAACAAGCATCAGAACTGGTCCAGCGACCAGTGCAAGGCCACCAAGTGTCTTTCCAAAGTTCTTGACTGGTTCTGGAAGATTCTTCAGAAATCCAGATATGCTGTCAATTGCTCCAGATACTTTTTCTAGAACGGGCACAAGACCCTGAAGCAGCGCCTCTCCAAGAGGCAGCAGTTGGTTCTTTACAGTCTCAACCATTCTTTGGAATCTTACTGTGGTTGACTCAGTGTACGCCTTCAACTCCTTGTTGGCTATGGCAGCCAGTTCTGTTGTTGACGCACCAGCCAGTTCCATGGCCTGCTGTGTTTGCGATCCAGCCCTGCCAAGATTGTTGAAGAGCGCAGAGATTCTAGCAAACTGGTACTTTCCGAATATCTCTTCAATCACTCTTGACTTTGCGAAGTCGCTCAGACCGCTGAGAGCATTCTGAACAGCGAATAGTGTTGGCATCAACTGTCCCTTGTTGGCATTGACTATTCCAACTAGATCAACACCGAACTGCTTGGCAGTCTCAGATGCCTTCTTCGTTGGGTTGATCAGCGAAGCCATACCAGACTTGATGGCGTTGGCTGCCTCTGCGGCTGGAATGCCACCCTCTTTCATGGCGACCATTAGAACAGACAAATCCTTGATAGATCCACCAAGACCCTTGATTACTGGGCCAGCCTTTGGAATGGCCTCCACCAAGTCATTCAGGGTTGTGGATGTCTGGTTCTCAATGGCATTCAGGAAGTTGATCGACTCTGCTAGTTCATTCGTGTTCTGTTTGAATGCTGATTGAATGGCAAGTGTTGCCTTCATGGCCTCTTGTCTGTCTACCTCACCAAGAACTGCTAGTCTATTGGTTTGTGCAATAGTGTCAAGGAGTTCCTGTCCGGTCTTTCCGGTGGCCGCAATGTCTGCTGCTAGACCAGCAGTCTCTGATGCAGCAACACCCATGGTTGATGAGATTGTCTTTGCCAAGTCCATGACTTGGGCTTTCATTCTCTCAGTGGCGGCGTTGTTGCTGTTGACAAGATCCTCGCCATATACCTTGGCAAATCTTGTCAGTTGCTTGTCTATCTTCATGAACTCTTTTGCAAATGTGGCAGAGAAAAGCATGATTGGCATTGTCAGACCAACGGTCAACTGCCTACCAGTCCACTGAGTGTTCTTTCCAAAGTTGATCATCTCAGTAGCACCTTGGTTGACAAGGTGTCTGAACGTGTTGAACTGCTGATTGGCAACATTCATGCGTGTCTGTAGGTTACGCATGTCAAGTTCTGTTGGTGTTATGACTGCGCCAATTGACTTGCCACCGGGGCCAGCGCCAAGCGGGACAGTTATTGACTCCATGTACTTGGCCTGCTGGCGGGCGTACTGACGCATCATTGAGTCTTGCCTTGTGAGACCACGATATGCCTCAGCGAAGTACTGACTCATCGTCAACTTGTTGCGCTGAAGAGCCTTGCCGAAGTTGTCGGTGGCAGAGGTCATCTCTACCATCTTGCCAGTGTAGTTTCCTATTCCGGCAACATTGGTCATGAACGCTGTGGCAAGGTCTGCTCTGGTCTTCTGGGCAGCCTTGTCCAATGATAGGAAGGCGGTGTTAAGAGTGGCTATCTGTGCAGTCAGCGCCTTTACCTGAGCCATCGCAGATGAAAGATCTGCATCATACCTTATCGTGGTATCAATAACATCAGCCAATCTCCACACCACCAGTATTTATCTTGTACTCCACTCCCATTTCTGGATTTATTCCAGCAGCGGCTGCGCCAGCAACATTATCATCACCAGTCAGCCGCTTGAGGGCGCGGGCCTGAATGTCCTCAACGGTCGGAGCGTCCTTTTGAGACACCTCATCCTCACCATCCTTGTCTATGTCAATTCCCTGTAGGGCTGCCATAAACCTATTCTTTCTCTTCTCTACCCTGCCCATTGCGTCCAATGTGGCAAGAAGTTCTGGCATGGAAAGCGACGACTCAAGTTCATCGTAGTCTTTCCAGTGACCCAGCAGAAAGACTTCAGCGACTATCGGTGCTAGGTCTAGTTTGTCCCAACTTGTGCCTGAGCCGCCGCCATCTGATTTGGGCCGTTGAGCCTGATGTCTGCCGCGATCTCCAAAACCTTGTACATCGTCTGGAGGTCCATGACCTCTTCAACATCATCTTCTAGTGTTGGGTCTAATTGTGTCATGGTTATTGTTGTGCATTTGATGAGAACATCAAGGAACTCGTCTTCATTCTCCACCTCTGAAGCCTTCTGCCATTCCTTCATCACCGCTCTCAGGTTCTTGAGGTTCAGTGGCTTGACAGTTATCGTCCTTCCGTCAAGAAGTTCAAGTTCAATTGTCTCGTACACTTTGGTTGCCATAGTATCTCCTATCTCTCTTATTTATCATTATACATTAAGAAAAGACAAAAGAGCGTGACAAGTCACGCCCTGATGTCTTGAATCTTTTATCAGCCTACTATTCTGTCTACGATCTTTCCGTATGCAGCATTTCCATCAGCGGCAGCGTTTGTCTCTGATGGCAGCATTCTGAAGTTTACTGGGAATAGTGTTGCATTGTCTCTTTGAACAGCCACACCGACTGCCTCCATTGACACGGCACGGTATCCGATGTAGATACGCTCTGTGTTCTTGGTTGCACTCAACTTTGCTGGTGCTGGACCAACGAAGCAGACTGAGCGCTCAACTGGTGGATTTCCTAGTGCTCCACCATTGAGAATCAGTTCGGTGGCTACGTCGTTCGCTGATGCAGTACCAGAAATTGTGGTTGACGATGTTGGGGCTCCAGTGCCACCATCTCCTAGCCATGCAGATGCAGTAGCAGCGGTACTAGCCTTGAAGTCTGTTACTCCAGAACCAATTGCAACGTACAGGTTCTCAAGTGTTCCCTCTGTGAGAGAGGTTGCTACTGTCACGCGCTGTGAAGACTTGAACAGTCTGGCAACGTCCAGAAGTTGGTCAACTACCACCTCACCATAAGTTGGCTCAATGTTCATTGTCACACCATTCTGGGTGTAACCAAGGTGATACCATGAAGCGGTGGCGTCCATCTTTGCTGGGTCTTGTGCTGTGTCGTTAGAAGCGCTTACATTGATCTTGGTCAACTCTACGCTCTTTGGCCCAACATAGAATGTGGCGGCACCGACAATTATATTCTTGGCCTCAAAATCTCTAGCCATTTATTTCACCTCCTTGTTATTTTAGGATGACGTTCCCTCTAGATTATGCTATCATATTGATGATTATTTTGTGTAATCATAGGTCAGGACTAGTGTGGTTATGTACTTGGGCTTGAAACTATCAGCCCTTCTCTCATCGGCTATGAAGTTGTCCTGACTGACATGTATGCACTTGAAATGAATGTCTGGATCATTTATGTGATTGTTTATCTCTTGAGCACTCTTGTCATATTTCTTAAGTGTCTCATAGATGAAGTTCTTCACATAGAAGATTTGTGGGATATCGCCAACAATACTATATATGGCTTTTTCACAGTTTATTGGCCAGAATGTGTCTTTTGGTGCATCATGAAGATAGTCATACAACACGAATGGCATCTTGCTGGAGTCTGGGGCTAGATTCTCATTCACCGGATAGAATGGCCTATATGAATAGGAGGACACGTTCCAGACAGCGCTTGAGACTGCTGGAATGCCAGCCACAGAACCGCTGGCCAAGTCCCATATGAAGTTGTTTATCAAAACTATTGGAATCTTAGTATAGTCAGCCACCAGTTATCGCCTCTGCCTGCACTGATATCATTCTTGCATCTTGTTCTGCCTGCATCTTGGCATTCTGCATTGTTCCAGAGTTTATTCTTGGAACTACAACTTTTCTCTTTGCCTTGTACGCACTGTTTATTTTTTCAAAATATCCAAATTCTCTTAGCACGGTCTTTGCTTTGTTTGACGTATATGACTTTACTTCATTGGCAAAGTTTCCTGCAACATCCCCACCGGGATTCTCAACCACTGACATAGATGCTCTTACAAATCTACCATCATCAAGTTTATACTGCAAGAAGTCTTTTCTTTTTGGCCTTATCACAACTGGTTCCCCAAGTTCCATCACTGATGCCTTATTCTCAAACGGGTACCCTTCTCTGTTAGGTTTTTTGGCTTTTATAAATCTATATGATATCACTGCGCCTGCTGGTGTAGACTTTATCTGCCCCTTGAAGAGTCTTGCATTGCTGTCTCCAGCCATGTCGAATTCATAGACATGGTGTAGCGACTTTGGGTTCGCTCTGGCTTTTGCATCTATGTACGAGTCAAAGTATCGTGCCACTATGTTTGCTGCGCCTCGCTCAATATTCTGCTTGTTGGCTGGATTCATATGTAGGCTTGAGAGCACTGACATATCATATGTTGTCAGGGATACCACTTTTTGAGAAAAGCCGCCGTCACTGAAGCCGCCGCGAGGAGTTCTGACACTAACCATCAGACATCAATCCTTTGTATCTCTTGTCTCATGAGAACAGTCTCATACTCTATCACAGATCCATCAAAATTCATCATTGGAGTAGATCCCCTTGGTTCAAATATCGTTGACCCCTGAAAGCCACCATCTGATGATGGATCTTGATTCTCAAGGAATATCACACCATCCGAGTTTCTTATTCTTACGACCCTTCTGTCTGAAGGAATTACTTCTTGGGATCTAAGTTTTACCAATGAATTAAGAATGTTAAGGTAGTTGTTTACCTCTACAGCAGTTGAGTTTTCACCAACACCTTTTCTCAGCGTTCCTCTTGCTACGCATGGCAGTGTCTTTTCAAATGTCCAAGACTTAACAGCAGCGCCAGTAGCATCTTGAGTTATTGTTGGCTGATATATATCTGCTTCCATGTTGTATGCCGTTCCAGCAATACATCCTGCCATTTATATCACCAAAAATCTTGGAGAGTTCACATAGTCTGCTATCAATTTGTCAACCAGCAGGTTTCCAGTCCCAGTTGCAGCATTCGTGGCATATGTCAGATCATAGGAGTCATTTGATAACTTTGATATGTTCTTGTTTCTTATGTTAAAGTCATTGCACAGATAGTCCTCAACAAGTAGCGCGGTCGCCTGCTCAATGTTGCTTGGAACATATTGATATCCAAATATTCCTACTATCTTGTACTGAGCATCTTTCTTGAACACGCCATCAAATGGCAGTATGTGAACCTCTGGAAACTCTTGGACTGCTCTTTCAAACTCATCTTCAGTGTTGATTATCTTTATTCTAGTTTTTGACTGAGATGCCTCAAGGCTATAGTCGAAGTCATTGACGGATGCCGTTGACACCATGTCATACATTAGGATATCATCCTCGTATATTTTATCAAGCCTTATTAGTGGTATTGGAAGCGAGAGTATGTCACTGTTGTTTCCATAGACAACAATATTTGTGTATTCTTTGGCAAACTTGTTACCTATGTGAGACTGCAAGAAATATCTTGCCTTTCTCTCCTGCTTGACTAGTGTTGCATCTGTCTCTGTTGACGCTATGTCTGCAAGCGATCTTATTCTTGATGCAGTAGCAAATGGTCTGACAAGAGAGGCATACTCAACTGTGGCGCTGGCACCAGAAGCGGTTGTCCTTACCCATTCTATCTTTACATTTCTATCATATGTTGCAGAATCTTCTGTTATGGTGGCAGTCCATGAAGATGATGAGGCTGTGGAAGCGCTCAATGTTGTGTTGCCAGACTGAACGAATTCGTCTGTGTCAAGATCATATATTTCAAACGTTACGCCACTCATACCTTGAACTGTTGAATGCGTTATGGATAGTTCAGAGTTGTCAGAGCGTAGATACTCAATCATTTAGATCCACCTCAAGTCTATTCTACTACAGAATTGATAAACAGAAAAGGGACCAGCGTTTGCTGGTCCCTGATCTGTTGGAATATTATCAGCCAGTTACGGCGTTAGCCTTGGCTAGTGCTGAGAGTTCTTCCACGTTGATGCCCATACGGACATACACTGTGTATTCAATTGTGTCTTTCTTTGGTTGGAACTCACGGTGTACGGTCACGTCTCTCTGGAATCCCCAGATTCTGTTCTGTGGGAATGTCAGGTCAACGTAGTGGTCTGGGTACAGAGGAACTTCCATCACGGGGATACCGAAGATAGATGTTGTCATTCCTGCTGGACCACCGACACGGGCTGGAGTACCACGGAGAACACCGGATGCGATGTCCTCTGGCACACCACCTGAACCGATTGCACGGAGATCTGTCAGAAGGGTTTGAACGTTCTTGGTTGAAGCATAGAACTTCAGGTCGCCACGACGAGCCTTGTACTTACGTCCAAGGGTATTGTAGAGACTTTCGAAGAATACTATGGCTGAACCAGACTTCAACTGGCCTGATGTGGTTGCTGCTGTGA